ATATCCGATTATAGATAGCATCATGATCGATAGAAACACAAGATATCAATTTTTCGTCGATGGTTTCCAATTTTTCTTTAATTTCTTTAAAGGTTGGATGATACATGATTGTCATCATTTTCAAAAAGTCTTCAGCCAGTTGACATAATTTAGAAGTCACTTCGAATCCACACTTTTGCAACACTTGTATTCCGGACAAACTTCTGAAATGACTATCAGATGCATATTTGATCATCGCGTATGATTCATCAATATTATCATCTGAAAACAATATTGAAATTTCTTCAAATTTAGCATACAACGCAGGAACATCTATGTCAAATAGATCAAAGAATGAAACAACTCGGTTATATTGCTCTGGAGTCAAACATTTTAATTCATAATACAATTGACCAGCACTTTTGTACTCTTCTTCTTGATACGTTGCCCAAGAGATGACAGCCAGTTCCAAAACTGATTGTCCTCCAACTCTTCTAAGGATATCAGAATATTTGTTAATATAATCAAATCCGTCTGAATGCTGGTTTGTTCTACAATATTCCTTTAGACAAAATCTAGATAAATCCGAGGATGGCCATAGTTCCTTCAACAACATCGAATTTCTGGTTTCTATTGCATTGTTGATAATCTCTGAGGTGATTTCCCGGGTGTCTTCTGAATCCCTGAACATCTTAGCAGAAACTGTTCTTGTTCCCTTGACAATATACAAACGGTCCATATCAAGTTCTAAAAATGCTAGTTGAAGTTTCACTTTAGAATTTCTACTGTACCATCCTGAAGAATTTTCATATTTCTCCCATTCTTCATAAGATATGAAAGTGATAGGATTTTTGAATTCTTCCAAACCATTCTCAAAGAAAATGTCGGGCATATTACCGGAATGTGGTGATTCCTTACAAGCAGCAGAAGTTGAATCGAAAGGATCAATGATTCGCACATTTCTAACAACTTCTTCAGTACTGGCTCGCGTTAATTTGTTCTGGGATTTATAATCTTCATATTTGTCGCATATTTGTGATGACAACAACACCTCACATTCGTATATATCAGAAAGTTTCTTAACCATATCCGATACAGAGTTGGGTTGAACTATTTCTTTATCAACACCAAAAATATAAATGTATTTGACTGACGTTTCCCAAACACCATTCAATCGACTGATGATAGTAGATTTTGCAAAGTTATTGTCCAGCAAAACAATCATAGAATTTTCAAAGGTGTATTTGTTCAATACTAATCGTGGATTTCTCATGTACCCAGTAGATACATGAGAAGATTCTTTTTCAGAAGTGTATCGTTTGTTAAAACCTCTGTGATATACTCTGAAATCTTGACCATATCGCAATTTACCTAATTCTAAAGAAATCCCGAAAGAGTTTCCGCTATCGGATTTATCGAAAAATAATCCAGCTTGTTTGAGTTCAGTTTCTCTTTTTCTATATTCTTGTTCTATGATGTTAGAAGCTTCAGAGTGCCCGAAGATTTTTGAAAGTTCTTGGTACACCGGCCAATATCTTCCAATGGAATTATTTTTCAAACTGATTTGGGATATAATTTCTTTGATCTTATTATCGACCAGTGTTGAAACTTCTTTGATAACAGTAGAGATATTGTCTACAGTCTTCTTATCGTATGAAATTTCTTCTCGTGATGGAGGAATGCCTACGCTACCCAACGGCATATTGATCATCAATGTTCCTCTACCCTTGAGATAATTCAAAACAACTTCGGATATTTCAAATTCGGAATATTTCTCTTGGTCTACCGGATAAATTACACCCCCGGTATTGACAACTATCTGATTATAGAATAAAGACCCATAGTGAGCATTCTTGACTAACATTGTATGTTCGGTGAATGGTTCAACTTCCATTGGCCGGAATGAAAACATCCCGGAGTTGATGATAGGTTGTTCTTCTTGAGGAAATGTCTGTAGAATTTCAGATGCGGCAAGTTTCAATTTATCGAAGATTCTATATTCTATCCCCTCGATTCTAACTTCTACTCCATTGGGTTCATTCACCAATTCGGGACGACCGTCTCCCATCATTTCTTCTAATGTTTCTCCTTCAGTCAACCATTCTACTGACGGGGTTCTACTTTCATCCATATACATGAGATAAGAATGTTTCTTACCCCCGACAATACAATTGACCGTAAACGTATCAGAGATAGAATAGGGGGACTTACACCCTAAACCATACGATCCTATTGTGAGATTGTTTTGACGCTTGTCTGAGCCGAATAGAGTGGTATACACTCCCCCTTGCCTCAGTGGTTTACCATCGATGATAATAGCAGTGCCAGCTTCATCGTATTGTATTTTTCCGATTACACTGTCAGGTGTTAGTCCAATACCGCAATCTTTGAAAATCAGCCAAGGTTCAATTTCTGTAGGGAGATGGATTTCCCATGGAGTACCGGGAACAGAATAACCAGCATCCACCAATTCTTGAAATTTTCTATGATCTGTGATTTCTTTTGTTTCGAAATTGTAACAATCTCTGAAGAGTTCATCACGCATCCTATGGGCATCAACACAGTTGGCAATTTCTTCACGAACAACTGCTCTGGGTTTATCTTTGTACAGGGTAGATGTTAAAGTCTGAAACAAAATCCCGTTGGACTCTACATCAAAGTGTTTGCCGCTATTGCCGGAAGAAATGATGCGTTCTTGATTGTGTAATTCCATCACGATACCTTTTTGAAATCAAAGAAATTGCTTTATTTTACTGGGTAAAAGTTTCAATAACAAAAAGACCGCCAAATTGGCGGTCTTTTCAACTTAGAAGTAACTCAATCGAGAAATTCTTTGATCTTTTCCAATTCTTCTTCACCATCGATTTCTCTGAAATGAACTTGTTCAAAAACATTGTCACCAGAGTCATCAATTGAAACATCAATTGCAAAATAAAGATCATCGCGATTGGTGATTCTCGCAACACAGAAATGTGTTTCAGCAAAAATTGAATATTCAGACCGCAATAAATCTACTGAGAGAACTTCTTTCCTCGCAGGTGATTCACTTTCTATCTTTGAACGGACATCATTTTCAGAAAAGTCCGTGCAATCATGAACAACCATTTTACCACCGAGGTGGTTCCGTAGTTCACCGGCAAGTTTTTCAAATAGAGGGTGTCCGACTCGAATTCTCATTATTTCACCAATGATTTTGCTTTTACGACATCTTTGGCGGCAACTTGGACAGTTTCACCATTCAACGGATTTCGAGCAGTTCGAGCTTCTTGGTGTTTGACTTCAAAAGAAGCCACGCCCAGGATACGAACTTTATCGCCAGGTTTAACCAAGGTTTCTTTCAACACTTCGGCCAGGGCATCAAGAGTTCTGTTAACGGTAGCTTTCGAAACATCTGCTTTGGTTGCTACGGCTTCAATCAATTCACTTTTGTTCATACACGATTTCCTTTTTCAAGATAATATACACAAATTGTCATTTTACATTGCACCAGTAATTATATGGGCAAATTTTTCAATCAAAAAACTAATTTGTTCACAGATTCTCTGTCAAGTTTCTGAGACTTTCTAATAGACGTCTTAGGCGCACCCGGTACACTTTCAACTTTATCGGAATCCCCGATGTTATCAGTGTTCAGCTCACCCGCTGCAAATGTCTGTAGCTCTGGATCAACATCAAACAGTTTCTGAAAATCTTGGTTCAGTCCTATCAAGAAATTCTTCATTTTGTTCTTGTTAGCAAAACGGTTTTTCATGACCGTTCCCCAAGCTTGATTCAGAGCAGCATATTCATCAGGGACGGCAAGACCAATTTGTAAATCTAAGACCTTTGGAACAGTAATGGAATCAGCGTTCCCAGAAAGATCCATGTCTTTGGTGTTTTGCATACCACGTTGAAACTGTGTAGCAGTCCACCCAGCGCAATCAAATTCGAATGCTAACGATCTCAATTCCCTGGCGATAGAGCCTTGATACAAATCGGATTTACCGATCATGGCTACCGGGAGCCGTTCGCTTGCCATTTCGCCAATATAGTCAAACAACAAGACTGTAGGTTTCACATTCTTCCGCTTCATCAAATCTTTGACATATGCCCGGCAATGCCCAGCATGAGCGCCCCCGCTTGGATATTCCTTGATGAAGATATTTCCCCAGCCCTTCTTCCGCATATTTTCAATCATGGCCAGATATTGATGTCTTGGTAAAGCTTCAACAGTCTGAAAGTCTCTATCAAGTACCCTACAGTCCATTCTGTGTCTAATACCGTGTTGCTGAACTTCGAAGGTGAAGTAGATGACGTCATACCCTTGAGAGGCATATTGAGCAGCTAAATCGATCAATCCTGTTGTTTTTCCGACGTTGATACCAGCAGTGAGAGCACACAGACATTTTCTCCAAACTCCCCCATTGGTAATCTTGTTCAGAATTTCAACTGTAAACGGGATCCTGGTTTGTTCACTATGCATATAATCATAATGTTCTCCGGCCATTTCCCAGTAGATCTCACCAAGGTCATCATCAAATCCAACAATAGTAGCCTCGGCCAACAATTCTGGTATGGTTGAGAGCTCCTGACGGCGATTCTTATTGCTGTATATGTTTACCGCATCCATTATCACGTTATAGCAAGCACGATCCCTCATCCATTGCTCAGTTTGCGATAACAGCCATTTATAGTTCTGGGGTTCGGCAGGGGTTTCTAACATACCGACTAAATCAATCACTTTTTCCCAGATGCCTTCAGGAATCTTTGATTCTTCCGCTAGGATGGCGATGGCTTCAGCAGTTGGACGACTGTTATATTTCTGAGCATACGAATCAATCAACCCAAACACTACTCGTTCGGGTTCACCTTCGAAATATTCATTCTTTATATGCGGAAGAGCTTTGTGAAAGAAATCTTCATTATGAAGAAATTGGTTGAGAATTAAATCTTGAATCAGCATTATACTTCACCAATCTTTGAAAAGGAGACTCTGTTATAGAGTCTCCAAAATACTATCACTGTTCGTCTTTGCTCGCTAACAAGTTTTCGTTGGTCAGCATATATTTCTTTCGAACAAGAGTTTGAAATTCTTCATTCTTGATAATACTTTCAAACCATTCTGAGTCCATTGATGATTTTTGAACCTTTTTGTCATCAATATACCCGATCAATTCTGTACGGCAGTACCAACCATTGCTGGGCATATCAACAGCACCGACTTCCCTAGCAATATCTAATATACCATAATATTTGTCAACACCCCCGTCATATCTTACACATACAGGGAAGACCGAACCTTCTACAACAAAACGAGATTTGTAAATCTTAATGTTGAAGACCCAACCAGTCTGTTCTTCTTTGGATTTTCCTGTGACTTCGTTTTTCACGGTTTCTTTGTTCTTTGACTTGGTGATCAACCAAATGGTGTCTGAGCCGAGTTCACCCTTCTTACCACCGCTGATTGATAGCGGATTGTATTGGTCTGTTGTGTCATAGATACCACCAATCCAAAAGAATGGAACCTTTGCGAGATTGATTGCAGGAATGGCGAGACGCCAGAATGAGTTCAGACTCTTCGCACGAGTAAAGTCTTGCTTGCCAGCTTCACCCGTCATCGAATTTTCAAGTTCTTTCTTAGAACCCAATTGACCAACAGAGTCGACGAAGAAGACAACGTTATCAGAAACATCTGTTTCTTCGAGAATAGGAATGACCACGTTCATCATTTCTTCAACACTACGAACAGGAATATGAATTACCCGATTCATGTCGATTTCACAGGCTTTCCAATAATCTTCATTCGCCCCGAATTCTGAATCAATGAAGACGCACGTTGAATCCTTGTACGCATCCATGAATGCTTTGACCTGGATGATGCCGAACAATGTCTTGAAAGTTTTTGATTCACCTAGGATCTGGTGAGACCCAAACGTTATACCAGCGTCTTCACCTTCAACATTACCAGAATGAGCAATGTTCAGAATAGGGACAGGAAGTTTAGCCAATACTTCCTTTTTGATGAAACCAGATTCTTTCAAAACAGAAACTGGATTCTTGTTATTCTTTTGGGCAAGTTTCAAAATTTTATCTGTCAAAGAGGCCATTTATTGCTCCCTATACTCATATTGGAAATCGATTGGTTCTACACCCATGCGTTTAAAACGAGCATTGATCTGGTCAACTAAATCAACCATCACACTTCGTTGGTGAGTGTTATTTACGATGAATTCTTTTAATGTCTTGACTTCTTTGGTCATACCCGAAACATCCCTTGACATCTGAATAACCAGCTTGCCTTGTTCATTGATGATCTGAGTCATATTGGCAACACTTTCATTCAGATATAATATTTC